AACTGAAATATATTCATTGTATCGTCACCCCAAGTTACTATGTTTGAATCATTTACTTCTTGAGGTATTGGTAGTTCAACATAATATTTAATTTTCTGATTTCGACTCAATCGACTGTTAGCATCATTTGCATTGAGTCTAAAGTTACTATATTTTGTGTAAGTATCACCTGTTTTATATTTTCTACCATTTATAACTCCACCCTGTGAAACTTTCTGAGTTGTTTTATCAAAACCTATTCCAAGACCTGTTCCATTTTGTGGTGCAACATATTCAAGACACTTAATTAAAAGTGTATCACCAGTCATCTCACCTGGTCCTCTTGCAAGAGGGTATCCTAGTCTTGCTTTTATATTTGAATTTCTAGTCTGTATTTTCTTTTTTGTAGTTGATCCAGTTGTCTTTGGATCACCTAAAAATCTATCTTTCTTTGCTTCAACACCATATTGTTCTCTAAAATCTATATCTTTACCTTTAGTTTCTTGAAGCTTGCGGTTCTCTACAGGGTCAGGATGAAAAGTTGCTAACCCGTGTTTTTTTATTAATTCTGCTCTTGTGTAGACTCCTTTTCTTCTTCTAGAAGCATCTGCTCTACGATTGCTCGACATATCGACCTTATTTTTTAACTATTTAGACGTATTTTTACAAAAGGTAAAGTTCTCAAGTCTCTGAGTTCCATTTCATCTACTTGATACAATCCACCAACTACTTCTGGAAAGGTGTATTGTCTCATTTCTCCCCAATGATAGTTCAGTCCTTTAAATCCCCACTGTAAAACTTCAGTCACTGCAACGAGAGGATGTTCATCATATGCAATACCTGGTGTCTTAGGTTTATATACAAATACATAGAAGTTTCCAGCTTGTGGCACATTACTTCCTTCAGTCAATACACCAAGTATCTCTTGTGCTAAATCATCGGGACTTTCTGTACCGATGAGATTTTTCATAACTGGATCTAATCTACTCATATGTCTAATTCTTTTTCTGTGATTACTTTAAACTCCCACATTCGGTCAGCACAATATTCTCTTGCTGCTTTCCATTTTGCTTGATTTCTTGCATACTCAAATGCTTCACGAATGTAACCTTTAGTTTGTCTTTTTGGTTTTTTTGGTTTTGTTGTTTGTTTAAGTGGTTTCACTTCAATTAGATATCTTTTTACTTTTCCTGTATTTTCTTGTACTTTGATATAAAAATCAGGGAAATACCGATGCACACGATTGTCGTGAGGTGAAATATATGGTAAAGCAATTTCTTCACTTCCCCATTCAAGAATTTTACTATTCTTATCACAATACACCATAAACTTTCTTTCCCATAGTGACCTGTAAATTATATTAGTTGGATCACCTTTATACTTTCTGGGAAAGGATGGATAGTATTTTCCCTTATAAGACATCTAAATAACTATACTATAGAAGTATTTAGAGTGCCAGCACCAAGACCAAGAGGAATATCAGATATATTGCCTAAGTTGCAGAATGTAGCTCAGACATCAAATTATTTTGTTAGATTTTCTCTTCCACCAAGTGGATTAAGAAATCATCTAAGGAGAAAAGGTATTGATTCAAGATTCATTGCGGATAATGTAGGACTGTTATGTTATGATGCTGCATTGCCTGGCAGTGCATTGGCATCACAGAATATAACTGGTGATTTTCAAGGAGTCGTAGAGAGATTCGCACATACACGTAATTTTACTCAAATCAATTTTGAATTTTATGTAGATAATGAATATAAATCTCTTAAATTCTTAGAACACTGGATGGAATATATCACAGGGGGTAATCAAGTTGACCCTAGTGGTGATACATATTATTTTCAATTGAATTATCCAAAAAATTACAAATCAAACGATACTACAATAGTAAAGTTTGAGAGAGATCACCAAAAATTTTTAGAGTATAGATTTATAGGATTATTTCCACTATCATTAAATTCAACAAGAGTTCAATACGGTAACTCACAAGTATTAAAAGCTACAGCATCATTTAGTTATGACAGATATATCTCTGGTGAATCATCATCACTAGCAAGAGATTTAAGAAGAGCATTTAACGAATTAGGATTTGGTCGTGGAAATCCAAGTAGAGATGGATTATCCCTTAAAGACGATCAGTTAAACTCTCTTGCATATCGTTCAATGGGAAGATATTTAAATCAAGATAATCCAAGAGGAGAATTTGGTGAATTGAGAAAAGGTGGTTTCTCTCCAGTTACAGTCAAACAAACTTTTCCAACTACACCTCCTGGCATTAATCCATAATTGTGTTATAATAAGTTTACAAAACCACTATAAATAATTTTACTGAAGTGTAATACTTATTATGCCTTTACCAAAAATTGTTACACCGACTTATGAGTTGGTGTTACCTTCGTCAAACAGAAAAATAAAATTTAGACCATTTTTAGTTAAAGAAGAGAAGATTCTTATTCTTGCAATGGAATCACAAGATACAAAACAGATTGCCAATGCAGTCAAAAATGTTATCACACACTGTATTTTAACTAAGGGTATAAAAGTTGATAAATTATCGACATTTGATATAGAGTATTTGTTTTTGAATATTCGTGGTAAATCTGTTGGGGAGGATATTGAAGTTATGGTTACTTGCCCAGATGATGGAAAAACACAAGTCCCTACTTTAATTAATATTGACTCTATCAAAGTTCAAAGAAGTGATGATCACGAAACTGATATCAAACTTGATGATACTTATACATTAAGAATGAAGTATCCTTCATTAAATGAATTCATCAAAAGTAACTTTGCTGGAGGTGTTGATGATATGAATGTTGATGATACATTCGATTTGATTGCATCTTGTATAGAGCAGGTATATTCTGAAGAGGAATCTTGGAGTTCTGCTGATTGTACTAAAAAAGAATTAAAAGACTTTTTAGAACAGTTAGATTCAAAACAATTCAAAAATATTGAGAAGTTCTTTGAGACTATGCCAAAATTATCACACACTGTGACTGTGATTAATCCTAATACTAAAAAAGAAAATAAGATTGTGCTAGAGGGGCTACAGAATTTTTTCGGGTGAGTATGGCTCATGAAGATCTTGCGTCATACTACAAATTAAATTTTGCCTTGATGCAGCACCATAAATATAGCTTAACTGAGTTAGAAAATATGATGCCTTGGGAGAGAGAAATCTATGTTTCACTATTACAACAGTATGTAGAAGAAGAAAATCTAAAAGCACAACAACAACAAAATAGTCTATAATGGATGAGGAGCAAGGACTACAATCACCAATAGCGGGAGGACTTAGAGGTATCAGAAGAAGTGTTTCTTCTAATATCTTTGGTGGTGGTCGTGCACCTGTACAAGCTCAACCAGACCCTCAAACAACTGCATTACTACAGCAAAATTCATTAGCACTTAGTAATGTTTCAGCACAACTAACAAATATTAATGCTCAAGTTGCAGGTTTGAACGGTTCGTTAGCCGCAATCAAAGAAAATTTAGCAGTAAGTGATAATTTAGTAAGACAAAGAGAAGCAGCAAAACAAAATCGTGAAAGAATCTTAGCAGAGCAGGGATTAAGAGAAGGAAAAGAAAGTCAAATAGAATCACGTATACAACAGGCACTTACATTACCAGTAAGAAGAGTTGCACAGAAAGTACAGGGTGGATTAGCAAATCTTGGATCTTTCTTTGCTTACTTAACAGCAGGGTGGTTAACAAATAGTCTTATCAATGTAATTAATGCAGGTGCAGATGGTAATCTCGATTTATTTACAAGACTAAAATCAACATTTCAAAGACAATTAATAATTGCAGGTGCAACAATTGCAGCATTAACTGTTGGATTTAAAGGTATATTAACAGGATTAGGTTTTCTTAGTACAAGTGCATTAAGGATTGCAAGAGGTGGACTTCTTAGAACTCCATTTGCAAAAATAGCTGCTGGTATCGCTGCTGGAACATTACTAATAAAAGGTGCAAAGGCAATATCTCCTACAGGTGGTCCAATTGGAGATGCAGCAGTAGGAGCAGTGGCAGTGCCAGCTGCAATAGCTGGAACTGGTTTTGTTAAGACACAATTTGGTAAAATTTTAAAGTTCTTAGATACAAAGTTTCCTGATAAAGCAATCTCTAAAAAAGTTGCAGAGCAAACTGCTCAAAATACAGCGAAAGGAATCAAACCAATTGTTGATAAAGGCATTAAAGGTTTTATAAGAAAAGGTGGTAGATTTATAGGTAAGGTTGGTGGTCCATTATTCACATTTGTTTTTAACTTATTAGATGGTGAAGGAGTGGGTGCAGCAGCCGCTGCAGCAGCAGGATTTTTTGCTGGAGCAAAAGCAGGTGCAGCACTAGGAGCAACTTTAGGTGCTCTAGTTGGCGGTATAGGTGCAGCACCAGGTGCTATAATTGGTGGACTTATTGGTGGATTCCTTGGTGAATCTGCATTTAAAGGTATATTTAAAGGCATAAAAGCTCTGTTTGGATTTAAAGTTGGCAATGAAGAAGAGGATGAAGGAACAACAGATGATTCTGTTGATTTAACAGGAGAGGTTGTTCTCAGTGATGAAAAGGTGGTAGAAAGTATAGGTGCTAATCCTATTTCTATTGATGGTGGATCAACTAATACTGTGATGGGTAATCTTTCTGAGATAGGTAAGAAAAATAGAGAATTAATTGCATCACAAAATGAAAGTTTAGTTGCATCAATTACACCAAGAAGTAAGAATAATTCTGACATTGCACAATCTATCTCAAATATGGAGGAGGGAGCACCACAAGTTGTCACTTTCCCACTTCAAGGTGGAGAAGGTGGAAGTGCTGGTGGAGGTGGTGGTGGTGGATCTGCAGCACCAGATGATTCTGCAAATAGATTACCTAAAATAGGATTTGATAATAGTAACATTCATACAATGTATGCGACATCAACTTATGGAGCTAGTGCGTAATGTCTATATCTTCAAGAAGAAATTCAGTTCTTAAATCATCACTAAGTATAAAATCTATAGCAGATACAGTTGTCAAATTCAAGGAATCTTTATCAAGTGCTAGAAGTAGTGCACAGGATGCTCAACAGCAATTAAGAGAGACAAATCAATTTAAAAGAACATTGATTCGTCAGGACAACATTTTTTTTAGAAGAAGACAAGAAAATATAAGAAGAAAAGATAGGGAAGATGAGCTTGAGGCATCATCAGTTCAAGGTACTTCAAAAAGACAAGGTTCTATGCTTGCTAAAAGTACAAGAGGATTTTTGGGAAGAATACTAGACTTTTTAGGAATATTATTATTAGGTTGGGCAGCGACTAATCTTCCAAAAATTTTGATGGGTATTAATAAATTAATTGGTAATATTAGAAGAGTTGGGGGTATATTAGGTGCATTTGTTAATGGTGTAAAAGATGTTGTGCTTGGAATTGGTTCTATAGTTGGTGCTACACTTTCTAAATTATTAAATTTTGATTTTCTTGATAATAAAAGTAAACTTGATAAAGAATTAGAAGGCACTCAGGGAAATATACAGAAAACACAAACTGAATTAGTACAGTCTGCAAATCTATTTTCAGATCCTGAAAATTTTGGATTAGAAAATCCACCTGGTTTTGAAGTGGATACTAAACAAGAAAAAGAAAGTAAACAAACTTCTAATGAATCTGACGCTGGTGCTGATCCTATTTCGGTTGATGGACAAGAACAAGAAAGAACAGAAATAGAGGGAATTGTAAATGATATTGGTAAATCAGTTGAGAGTAAAGGTGAGGAACCTGTTACAATGGATGCTGATGCTGTTAATATAGAGGGAGTTGAAACAGATACTGGTGGTGTAGAACCACAGAAAGGTGGAGCAACATCGGCACCTGCGACTGCTTCATCATCCGTTGAAGATCCAAGAGAGGTATTGAAAAAGAAACAGAATGAATCTTTAAAAAGAAATCAGAGAGCTAAAAACAGACGAGACAGAAGTAAGTCTCAATTTTTAGGTACACCCAGTAGTGTTGCAAATATAAATGAGAGTGTTACTCCAAGAGAGAGCACAACACTTGCTCCTGTAGAGGAATATAATGCTGACTTTGAAAGTGGTCAAGGAGGAAGTCGAAAAGTAAATTTTTCATCACTTGTAACTCCCAC